TGCATATTCCGCAAGCACAAACCCGACAGGTGGGAGTGCCATGTCTACGCAATGAATATGGCAGAAATTCTGTCAAACATCGAGGCAAAGAAAAGAGGCAGACTATGACCCTCTCCCGCAAAATCCGACAGGAAATGCACGACAATGCGCTCGTTGATACGGCAGTCTCGATGTGCTTCCTCGCCGCCGGACTTGTCTTAAACGGCGAGTTCGGCTTCGGCGAGAAGCGCATGGAAAGGTTCTCAAAGGAGTTCACACAGACGATAATCGACTACCGCAACCGCTACGGCGAGGTCGCGCTCGAAGCTCTCGAAAAACACGCAAAAGATAAAGGAATCGAGGTAAACTGGAAATGAAAGCAGAAAAAGATGTACTTAAACTGATAAAGGAACTGAACGAACACGAAGCGGAGGCGATAAAACTTAGACAAGCCCTTTGCGACAGATTCTGCGACGAATTCGACGGCTGTTATATCGGCGATTTCTTCGTCGTTGACAAGCCGCAAGGGAGAAAGCAGGACGACGGCGAATGGTGTGACCAGTATACAGGCTATGAAAGCGACACCGGAGGCGGTACTTACTACTATGCCGTCGAAGGATCGAAGAAATATATCGCCATAACATACGGCTTTTGAGGAGGAACAAAATGAGAAGAAAAACAGAAATTTTTATCTGCGACATCTGCGGCATAGAGACGGAAGTCACGGAAGAATTTAAAACACATCGCATTATGTGTCCGGCAAGAGTTTGTTTTAAGGACGGAAGCCAGATAAAAAGCGAGGCACCGGCAGATATGTGTCCCGACTGCTACAATGCCTATTTTGCACTGTTCGATCAGCATTTCGCCACAATCAAAAAAACTCCATACGGTGATATCGTTGTCACCAAAAAATTTAAAACCGAAGACCCATTCACAATAAACGAACCGGAGGAATTCAACAATGCACCCGACACTTAAAACCGCCCTTGATACCTTCGGGGCATACGCTCAGACCGTCGTCGCGATTGAGGAGCTGTCCGAGCTTCAGAAGGAGCTTTGCAAAGCAATCCGCACCGGCATCGGCGACCCGGAAAACCGCGACCACATAGCAGAGGAGATCGCCGACGTGTATATCATGCTTGAGCAGATGGAAGCCCTCTTCGACGTGTCCGAGGACGTCCCGCTTTACAGGATAGCAAAAATCGACCGCCTCGGAAAGAGACTGAAGGAGAAAACGTAATGATCTGCCCATACTGCAACAGCAAATCCACAGTCTGCCACGAAACGCGAAGCAACAACGACGATAACGAAAACTATAGAAAGCGCAAATGCCATGACTGCGGACAAGACTTCTACACCGTCGAGTTCGTCGCCGAGGAAAACGAATCTTTCGTCAAAGCATGGCGCAAAGCCGGGAGGAGAAGTAAATGACCGACTACAGTGAAGAATTCGACCGTCTCCGCAGAAACCGCGTTGAGCTGTCGCATATAAAGTACGGCTCCGCAAGGATAAATTTCGGCGGCGGCAGAGTGGACGCTCTCAAAACCGCCGAGGAAGCGTAAAACCCGTCGGAATACCGATAAATATGGAGGAATCAATATGACCATCGTACTCTTTGCCATAATAGGCGCAGCCATAAAAGCCGGAACAGCATACTGGATATGTTTCGGAATCCTCTGCCTGTGGAAACTGGCGGAGTGTATATACAACATCCTCAGCGACTGAAAGGAGAAGTATCATGACCCTGAAAAACAAAATCCTGAAAGCCCTCGGCAGAGAAGAGGTGCAATGGTACAGAGAATTCGGTGTCCTCGCTCCCTTCTGCCCGTATTGCGGAGAACCCGCCCACGACACGCACAGATGCGCTTTCTGCGGAAGAAAATATATCTGGAGGGATTCGCCCCACCCGCCGACAATCGCTGAATACGGCGATTATACAGCGGCTCAGACCGGCGGCTCCATCCTCATCTTCAAGGGAGACCGACTGGTATATCATGCATCGTATACCGGAGACCCCATGACGGAGGACGAGCTGAAAGACCATATAGCCTTTGTCTTCGGGCTGGGTATGACAGATGACTGACAGGAGGTAAAAATGCGGACACGGGACAAGAGATATAAAGACTATGAAATCACAAGGGAAAATTGGGACTTTCTCCTTGCACTCTGCCGGATGGAAAAGCCGGAGGTACAGGGACTGCTGCGGCAATCATGCGAAGAATCGAACGACCAGATAGCGGAGCTGCTTTATCAAAATCTTTCTCGTGGCGATTCTTACGATAAGATCGAGCGCATACCTTACGCGCAGACGGACTTCTACGCATACAGAAAAAAGGCTCTCGCGATTTTCCGGGATAAGTATATCGTCTGGCTCGGAAAAGGGAAATGAAAACAGGGGAGCTGTTGAGGCTCCCCTTAAATGCGTATTTGACGCAAAGCTCATACTGCTATACAATGGAGGTACACATGGAAATCAAAACACTTAAAATCGGAGATATACACCCATACGAAAAGAATCCGCGAAAGAACGACAAATCCGTCGCGGCGGTGGCAAGGTCGATTGAAGAGTTCGGGTGGCAACAGCCCATTGTGGTTGATGTAAATCACGAGATTATCTGCGGGCATACAAGATACAAAGCCGCAAAGAAGCTCGGCATGAAAGAAGTGCCGTGTGTTATCGCGGAAAATCTCACCGAGGAGCAGATAAAGGCATATCGTCTCGCGGATAACAAGGTCAGCGAGAGTTCCGAGTGGGATTTGCCGGTTCTCGGTGAAGAGCTTGCAGGCATCATCGATATCGATATGTCGGATTTCGGTTTTACTCTTGAGGTGCCGGAGGAGATCGAGCCGCCGGACTACAAAGCCGAAACGCAGAGCATGAAAGAGGATATTCTCAATCTCGGATATGCGCAGTTCCCCGGCGTGGGCAAGTACGATATCCCCGAAATCACCCCGGTGTATGATCTGCCGGAGATAGAGGAGTGGATCGGCTTCAATTATGTGCTGAGCGAAAAGAACCCGGAGGGAAAGGGCGTTCACTTTTTCGTGGATGATTATCAGTTTGAGCGCGTCTGGAACAGCCCCCGCGTGTGGGCAGAAAAGCTCTCAAGGTTCGCGGCGGTCATGTCTCCGGACTTCTCTCCGTATGGAGATATGCCGCTTATAACGCAGATGTACAACCATTACAGAAAGCATTGGTGTGCGGCATTCTGGCAGAGCGAGGGGATAACGGTTATCCCGACGATCAGAAGCTCGACCGACACACGAAGCCTTGAGTGGTATCTCGACGGTGAGCCAAGAGGCGGGATAGTCGCGTACAGCTCTATGTGGGTACGCGCCGACCGGAAGGATATATATCAGGCGGCTGAAGCAGAGTATTCCGGCATGATGCAGACGCTGAAGCCGTCACGGGTCATCGTGTACGGCAAGAAGTTTGATTTTATGGGCGACGAAGTCACAACCATAGAAAAATTTACGGATAAGAGGTGGGGCAATTGAATATCAACGATTTTAAAAGAGAGTTCAAGCAGGTAAATTTCGTATATCTCGGCGACGGGATAATTCTTTTCAGAAAGCCGCTTGAGATTTTCGACGAGCGGAGCGGAGAAACCATTGAGAAATTCAAGGGGAAAGATACCGATCCGGTTCTGGATTATGTCTTAAACGGCAAAACCGTCAGGAGCATCATAGAATCATGGAAAGAGCTTCCGAAGGTATACGCGGATATGCCGAAGGGAAGCCGAACCGGGGATTCTTACAGCGCGACGTGGACGCTTCAAGCCGGTGGCAGAGGGAACGGTAAGGACGAAACGGATTTGCCTGCCCGGATGAACGTTAAGGTTGCGGCAGACAGGCGTGATTATCAGGATATGCTGAACGCTTTCATCGAAAAACACGCAGACAGCAACAAGGAGCACGGCATTACCATCGATACGCACGGGTTCACAACGCAGTACGTTCACGGTCAGCAGGGGTCGGTCGGGATATGGGGGAAGAAGGGCGAGATGGTCATTCACAACCACCCTCACGACGGATGGCCTACATTTTCGAAGAATGACATTGTCAGCGTCACACAGTCACGGGAGCGCGGAATCGTTGCGGTAAGCTCAAAGAAAGGCAGAGACGCGGCAACGGCGAAGTATGCCGGGACATATACGTTTGAGAAGGGAAACAATTTCAACGCATCCGGGCTGATGAAAGCATTGAGCAGAGCAAAGATATCCGGGAAGGATTACAACGACGCTGTCTCGGCATGGCTTAAGAAGAATCAGAAAAAATACGGATATAAGTACTCATATACACCGGCAAAGAGGTAAGGAATATGCCAAAAGGAAGCAGAGGCGGAAAAGGTGCAGTGAGACCGTCAGCGGACGGGGTTATTACGGCAACGAAAAAAACGAAATTCATTTCGAGGGCGACCTATTATGGTTTATATGATGAAGATATAGACGGGACGGAGGTGTGGGAAGCGGTTAGCGATGGTAAAGGGACGCTATATTTTCACCCGGCTAAACCGGTAAGCGAAAAAGAGTATGATTACGAGACGAGTTCGGGGCACCATACGGGATACGAATATTCTTTGCAGGCAGGATGGGTAAGCAGAAGATTGACGCCCGCACCCGGAGTGGTGAGAGATTCGGCAACGAGTGATTATGGTGAGCTTTTTGGGCTTGATCTCACAAAAGCAAAAAAAGTGGTAATACAAGAGAACTCATACAAGCTTAGAAAAGCGATTGAAGCAAGGATGGATCGGGCGGGATTGGTCTGGTCATATGAAGACAAAGCGTTTGTAAGCATGAGGGGATATTATTATAGTTATAAGCAGGACAAGTGGCTGCCTTCAAAGTACGAGCAGACATATAGAAATTACACGTAAGAGGGTGAGGTGAACACATGGCAGATGGCGCGAAGTTCGGCATACCGTTTTCGGAAAGAAGCGCCGAGGAAGCGCGGGAACTCGGGAGCATCGGCGGGAAGAAATCCGTAAAGGTTCGCCGGGAGAAAAAAGCAATATCACAGCTCGCCTCTGCCATGATTTACTCACAGCTCGATGGCAAGGGCAAAGACGCGATCAAGAAGCAGTTTGGCGGGCTTGTAAGTGACGATGTGACCGTTGCCTCGGCTATGATAGCGGGGCAGATACAGGCGGCAATGAAGGGTGACAGCAGGGCTTTCAGCACGGTCGCGGCGCTTATCGAAAAGCAGGAAGAAAAAGAAGCCAAAGCAGAGGAAAAGCGGCAGTCGCTCATCAACCGCGTATACCATATGGACTTGTACGAAGTGCCGGACGCTTTTCACAGTACACTCCGGGCAGTGCGGGATCAGAAATATCTTGAGTATGTCTTTTCCGGCGGCAGAGGCTCAACAAAGTCGTCCACCATCGCGCAGATTGTGGTCGAAATAATGAAAAACTATCGGGATATACACTGTGTAGTGTGCCGAAAGGTCGGAAACACTTTAAAGGATTCCGTGTACAGTAAGATAAAATGGGCGATTGAAAAGCAGGGACTGACGGCAGAGTTCACGGTACACAAAAGCCCGCTTGAGATAACGCTGAAGGCAACCGGGCAGAAGATATACTTCCGTGGTGCCGATGAGCCGGAAAAGATAAAGTCTATCTCTCCGGAGTTCGGATATCTCGGCATCCTGTGGTTTGAGGAGCTTGACCAGTTCTGCGGGCAGGAGGAGATACGAAACATTACGCAGTCAGTCATCCGAGGCGGTGAGCACGCGTGGATTTTCAAGAGCTTCAACCCGCCGAAGTCAAAGGTAAACTGGGCTAACCAGTACATACTTGAGCCGAAGGACAACCGGATCGTGCATAAGTCCACATATCAGGACGTCCCGGTTGAGTGGCTCGGACAGCCCTTTATCGATGAAGCGGAGCACCTGAAGGAGATAAACCCGTCAGCTTATGAGCATGAGTATCTCGGCATTCCCAACGGGAACGGAGGAAATGTTTTCGATCTTGTTGAGGTGCGCGAGATTACCGACGAGGAGATATCCCGCATGGACAGGATATATCAGGGCGTGGACTTCGGATGGTATCCTGATCAGTTTGCTTTTCTCCGGACGCACTACGATGCCGCGCGTGAGAAGATATATCTCATGGACGAGCTGTATGTGAACAAGCAGAGCAATGCCGAGACCGGAAAATGGATCATCGACAAAGGTTACAGCGATTTTGCCATCACGTGCGACAGCGCAGAGCCGAAGTCGGTCAACGATTACCGGGACATGGGGCTTAAAGCGCGCGGAGCGATAAAGGGCGCGGGTTCGGTGGAGTACGGCTTCAAGTGGCTGCAATGCCGGACGATTGTTATCGACCCGAAGCGCACACCGAACGCATACAACGAGATCACAAAGTATGAGTATGAGCGGGACAAAGAAGGAAATGTAATCAGCGGATATCCGGACGGCAACGACCATGCGATTTCCGCGCTCAGATACGCATACGAAAGTCTATTCAACAAGCGGGGGATAAACGCATAATATGGGACTTATTTCATGGATAAAAGGATGGTTTAACAGAATGCTTTTAATCGACAGCCGAATCAAAGACGAGTTTGACGTGGAGCCTATATCATCCACCGCGATGGACAAGTACATCAAGCGGTGCATGGATATATACAGCGGTATGCCTGACTGGGTAGACCCCGACGGGCATATCAAGACCGTAAACGTCGCGAAAAGCGTATGCTCCGAGGTCGCGCGGCTTACTACTCTTGCTATCGGCATAAAGATAGACGGGAGCGCACGCGCAAAGTGGCTTCAGGAGCAGATAGACGCAGCATACTCAAGCTTCAGGGACTGGACGGAGTACGGATGCGCGGCGGGGAACATGATCCTCAAGCCCAACGGCGAGGGGATAGATTTCGTCATGCCGGACAGATACAAGATTGTTGACATGGCAAACGGAGCTATTACCGGGATTGTGTTCATCGATCGGCAGAAGTATGAGAAAAAGTGGTACACCCGGCTTGAGTATCACCGCTTCACCGGCACGGGGGACAACCGCAAGTATGAGATATCCAACCGATGCTTCAAGGGAGAGAGCGAAAACGACAACGGACGCGCCGTACCGATAGCCGAGACCCCGTGGAGCGGCTTGCAGGAGGATATAGTCGCCGTCAATGTCGATAAGCCCCTGTTCGGAGTTTTCCGCACACCGAGCGCAAACAACGTCGATATCGGCTCCCCGCTGGGATTGCCGGTATTTGCGGAGGCAACCGAAGAACTCCGGGACTTTGATATAGCATACAGCCGCAACGCGAAGGAAATCCTCGACAGCAAGCGGCTTGTGCTCCTCGACAGCGACCGCCTTCTCAGCACACCCGGCGCACGTCTCAGCCAGAAGAACGCCGATGCGCTTTCCCGTGACATGGGGCTTCCGGACTATATAAAGACCGTCGAAGGCGACGGCAACAGCGAGATATATCACGAGATCAACCCGTCCCTCAATACCGAGATGCGCAAGAGCGGCATGGACTTCCTTCTTTCGCAGATCGGGTACAAGTGCGGATTCTCCAACGGGTATTTCGTTTTCAACGAGAAGTCCGGCATGGTCACGGCGACGCAGGTCGAATCGGATGACCGCCGCACGATACAGCTCATCAAGGATATGAGGGATAAGCTTCAGGCTTGCCTTGACGGTGTGATATACGCGCTCGACAAGTTCGCTGATGCATACAACCTCGCCCCGGCGGGGACATACAAGGCGACGTATGACTTCGGGGACATCACATACAACCGGGAGGAGGATCGCGCGAGGTGGTACAGCTATGCACAGTCGAACAAAGTTCCTTTCTGGTATTATCTTGTGAAGTTTGAGGGACTGAGCGAGGAAGAGGCAAAGGCTCTCATAGAGGAGGCAACCCCGGCAGACCCGATGTTCGGAGGCGAGGAGTAAATGCTGTCTCCTGAGTACCTTCTGCGCGTCTCTGAGGGCGCGGAGGAAATAGCGGAGCGGTTACACCAAGATATCGTTAAAAGGCTCATACAGCGCATCGTGGCGCGTCTGGAGCGGGGAGACGATTACATACTCACCCCGATTGACAAATATCAGCTTGAAACGCTGAAGCAGGCGGGCTTCCTCATGAAGGACATCGAAAAGGAGATAGCGGCAAAGACCAAGCTCCAGAGGGCAGAAATCCGCGCCGCCTTTGAGGATGCCGGCATACGCTCTTACGCTTACGACAGCCGGGTATACGAGGCGGCAGGGCTTGCAACAAAGCCGCTCACACAGTCGCCGCAGTACATCCGCATGATGCAGAGGGCATACGAAGCGACGCTCGGAGAGTGGCGTAACTTTTCCCGCACGACAGCGGGGGAGGCATACCGCCGGTTTATCGTTGAGTGCGACCGTGCATATTACAGCGTGCAGTCGGGCGCGATATCGTATACGCAGGCATTCCGTGAGGCGATAAACCGCATAGCCGACGAGGGCGTTGTGGTGGCATACCGGGACAAGGACGGCAACATCACCCGGCGGGACACGATTGAAACCGCTACACTTCGCAACATTCGAACCGGAATCTCTCAGTCATGCGCGGAGATCACCAATGCCCGCATGGAGGAAATGGACTGGGATATACTTCTTGTGTCTGCCCATCTCGGCGCGAGGTACACCGAGAAGAACGATTACACAAATCACTTCTGGTGGCAGGGCAAATTTTACTCCAAAAGCGGCAAAGACGATCGTTTCCCGCCCTTCAGCGTATGCGGACAGGGCGATGTACAGGGAATCAACGGCGCGAACTGCCGGCATTCTTACAGCCCCGGAGACGGTGAGACAAATCCCTTCTCGGATTACGACAGTGAGGAGAACAAAAAGGCATACGATCTTTCCCAAAAGCAGAGACAGCTTGAAAACCGCATCCGGCGCACCAAGCGTCAGGTCATGGCGATAAAGGAAGGTCGCGATTATGCCGAACACCCCGACCACAAGGCGGCTCTCGACGAGGATTACAAGAAGAAAGCCGCGAAGCTGGAGCGGCAGAACAAGGAATACAAGGACTTCTGCGAACAGAACGGCTTGAAAACACGTCAGGAGCGGCTGACGATAGCCAAGTGGGACAGGCAGCAGGCGGCAGAGGCGCGGGGAGCTGCGGCAAGGTACAAGAACAGCCGGAGCACAGAGCCGAGAGAGAAGCCGGATACAAGCACGGTTGAAATTTCTGCCGGAAGCCCCTTGACAGAATCGTCTTCCGGTGCTAAAATTGAAGAAGCCAAGCGGAAAGAGATAATCCCGATATCCGAAAGGGCGATATCTGATGTGCCGGAAGTGAAGATCTCCGGATATACTGATGAGCAGTGCAAGACCATACAGGAACAGCACAAAGAACTTCTCCGGTATGCAAGGGACAACAACGACAGCGGCGAGGTTGCGTTTGTGTTCCGCGAGGGGCTGACCGACCGGAAGATTGTTGTGGGAACTGATGCGGAAATCGATCTCGGACGAAGCACCGAGGGGAATGGGTTCAATCAGTTTATCATGCATAATCATCCGCGCGGGAGTTCGTTCTCGCGATTGGATATAAGCGAATGGGCGGGAAGCGACGGAATAAAGTCGATGTCTGTTATTAAGAATAACGGTGCAATTGAAGTTATAACAAAATCCGAACGATTCAACAAAGAAACGGTCAGAACCGATTTAATAAGGCTAATCAAGAAAAACAACAACAATATTGATAAGGCTATCGCAAAATTTCTCTCGAAAGGAGATGGGTTTGAATGGATAAAAAGCGACACATGATTCTTGACGGTTCAATTGAAGAACAAGACAGACGTTTTAAAGAATGGCTTGGTCTTCGCCCGGATCAATCTTACGACGAGCTTAAGCTCCCGGAAGATAATGAGGATGAGAAAAAGAAGAGTAAAAAGAAATGAAAACCCTTGAAATCGTGTACAAAATCCTTCTTGCGCTTGAGCGAGCGATGGATTTGACCGCTTTCGATACTGCGCAAATCAATCATGATGCCTTCGGTATCACCCCTGAACGCTGGGCACGATGCATTGAGATGCTTTGCGACGAAGGATATATCAAGGGTGTCAGGATAACCGTCAACAGCATAGGCGAAACAAAGGCGAACGTCAGCAGGATGAGGATAACACTCAAAGGAATCGATTACCTGAGCAATAACCCCGCCATGCGGAAAATCGCCGAATCAACAACCGGGATTGTTACGATCAGATTCCGGGAACAGGACTGACCGCGCGTATAAAACCGCCCGAAAACCCCGATAAAACAGCCACAAAAAGCCCGGTGAATACACATCGGGCTTTATCTATTGACTTTCGCTCCCTGTATGGTATAATTATTACAACGGAGGTGGGGCGATGAACTTCATACAGTACAACCCCAACCCAAGGGGAAACCGCGTCGGAGACTGCGTCATCCGGGCGATATCCAAGGCAACCGGACGGGATTGGGAGACAACATACGCCGGGGTGTCTGCCTGCGGGTTTGAGCTTGCAGACCTGCCGTCAGCCGATCATGTGTGGGGCGCGTATCTGCGGAAACACGGGTACTCCCGGAGGCTCGTTGACGATCACGGGCAGGACGTGTACACGGTGGACGATTTCTGCCGGGACAATCCGGCCGGGACGTACATCCTCGCGATAAGCGGTCACGTGGTCTGCGTGATAGACGGAAAGTATTATGATTCGTGGGACAGCGGGAACGAGATTCCCCTGTACTGCTGGCAAAAGTAAATAAAGCGTCAGAGCCGTAGAGCCTTCTATCGTTCTGGCGCTGTTTTTATATACGGAGGTGCGATTATGGCATACGGAAATTATCAGAGCGGGTATCAGATGCCGATATACGGTCAACAGGTATATCCGCAGATGCAGGCACAGCAGCCCCAACAGCCGCAGAACGGCATACAGTGGGTGCAGGGCGAAGCCGGGGCGAAGTCTTACCTTGTAGCGGCAGGAAACACCGTGATGCTCATGGACAGCGAAACACAACGTTTTTATATCAAGTCTACGGACGCAAACGGGATGCCTCATCCGCTTCAGGTGTACGAATACCGCCGCGTAAACGAGGCACAGACACCCTCAAGCGTCCCGACGATAACGCGGGAGGAATATGACGCTCTCGGCGCAAAGATAAACGAGCTGACCGAGAAGGTGAACAAGCTCGAAGCAAAGGAGGCAGAGATATGAATCCGCTTTTCGGAATGCTCGGAGGAGGAAATCAGCAGAACGCGCTGATACAAAAATTCCAGCAGTTCAGGCAGAGCTTTCAGGGAGACCCGAAAGCCGAGGTCATGAGACTGGTACAATCGGGCAGGATATCACAACAGCAGCTTGATCAGCTTCAGCAGATGGCGCGGCAGTTTCAAGGAATGCTGAAATAAAATAAGCCGGACGTATAACGCAGAGCAGATACTTCACAGTGTCTGCTCTTTTTCATGGCAACAACCGTGCGCACGGATTGCAATATATTAAAATACACATGGAGGAAAAATCATGGAGAATTACGGAATGTCTCCTGCCGATTACGCGGCAGTGAGCGGAAACAACCGCGACGGAGTTTTCGGCGGTGACGGTGCATGGTGGATTATCATCCTGTTCCTGTTCGCGATGTTCGGTGGATGGAACAACGGATGGGGCAACAACGGCACAAACGGAGCCGGTTTTCAGGGATATGCCACACGCGCAGACATCAACGAGGGCTTTGCGCTCAACGGGCTTGAAACCGGCATAAGGGGCATACAGCAGGGGCTGTGTGACAGCACCTATGCGCTGAACAACAGCATGATGCAGGGCTTCTGCGGGGTGGAAAAAGGATTCAACAGCCTTTCAAGCCAGCTTGCGGACTGCTGCTGCCAGAACCGCGAAGCCATAGCACAGGTGCGCTATGACATGGCGACACAGAGTTGCGCGACGAACAACAACATACAGAACGTCGCAAGGGATATCATCGACAGCACCAACGCCGGAACAAGGGCGATCCTCGACAAGATGTGTCAGCAGGAGATAGACGCGCTCAAGTCGCGTAACGCTGACCTTCTTGCGGATGTCAACGCACTGCGTTTTGCACAGTCTCAGACCGCGCAGAACCAGTTTATCACGCAGGTCGGAAGCGATATCGTCAATCGGCTTCAGCCCACACCGACCCCGGCATACATCGTCCAGAACCCCAACTGCTGCGGAAGTACCTTCTGCACCTGCGGCGGTTGAGTGAGCCACACGGAATCACGGTAGGAGGTGCAAAAGATGCCTGAATATACTTCAAACGCCGTCCAGACAGTGGCGGCGGGCGGCAACGTCCTTTTCACCGAGACGCCTGTTCCCTGTACCAAGGGATATGTCGTACACCGCGAAGGCGCGGGAGTTATAACTCTGCGCGGCATCGTGAATTCCTGCGCTCAGTGCGCGAGATATAAAGTGTCCTTCGGCGGCAATATCGCAATCCCGACCGGTGGTACAGTGGGCGCGATATCGATTGCGCTTGCCATCGGCGGTGAGCCGATACCTGCAAGCTCGATGATATCCACCCCGGCGGCGGTGGGCGAGTATCAGAACGTCTTCGGATCACTGTTTGTCACGGTTCCTCGCGGGTGCTGCTACACTATTGCGGTGGAGAACACAAGCGGACAGGCGATCGAAATCCAGAACGCCAACATCATTGTTGAGCGCGTGGCTTAGGGGGTGAGAGCATGGACGAGATGTACCGCATGGGTGAACGCATAAAAGAGGAGCTTGATAAGATAGCCGAAAAGGGGCTGAACATCGGCAACCTCGATCATGCGTACAAGCTCATAGATATGTACAAAGACCTGAAAAACGTCGATTACTGGGAAGCCAAAAAGGATTACTATGAGACCGACGGATACAGCGAGAGAAACCGGAAGCGTGACAGTCACGGCAGATACAGCCGGAGCGACGGATACAGCTATCGGGACGGCTCGGATGCTTATAACCGATATATCGACAGTAAGCGGACATACAGACACAACGCGGGGGACGGAAACTGCAAACAGCGGCTGATGAACACCCTCGATGACTATATGGACAGCTTCACCAGCAGAATGGAGGAAATGCTCCGTGACGCTGACTGCGCGGAAGAGCGCGAGACGATACAGCGGTATCTCAGTAAGCTGAACAGCCTTAGCTGACAGGCGGGGGGAGAACGGAAACGCTCTCCCCCTTAAATGTGTATTGGACTTTTTTTGTTTTTGGCTTTACAATGGTTATGATAGGGGGTGAGGCTTATTAATCCGACCGAAAACGAGTGGGTGTTATGCCCGATATGCGGAGGAAAAACCCGCGTGATGGTCAATCGGCGCACCAAGGTCAGCGATTTCCCGCTGTTCTGCCCGAAGTGCAAGAATCAGTCCCTTGTCGATATCGCAGATATGAAGCTGACATACAGTCGGTGACATAAAATTACCTTGCCGGGGTTTACACGGCTTATCATCCGATTCGCGGGCGGCGCGAAAAACAAATCACGCAGGAGGATAATATGCAGAATATCACAGAAATACTCAAGGAAATCGGCATCGAAGTTCCGGAGGACAAACTGCCCGATCTCACCAAGAAGGTCGCGGAAAATTACAAGACAGTCGCCGAGATGGAGAAGAAGACCGGAAGACTTGAGCAGGAACGCGACGATTACAAGTCGCAGCTCGAAAGCGCGAAGAACACGCTCAAGGGCTTTGAAGGCGTTGACCTGTCCACCATGCGCACTCAGCTTGCCGAATATAAGGACAAAGCCGAGAAAGCGGAAAAGGATTTTAAGGACAAGCTCGCCGAAAGAGACCTTGACGACGCGCTGAATGCCGCGCTGGACGGCATAAAGTTTACCTCTGAGACAGCCAAGCGGGGGGTGAAATCCCGGCTGAAAGAGGAGAGAATCGAGCTTAACAAGGACGGCAAGCTCCGTGGATTTGATTCCCTGATATCCAAGCTCAGGGAGGAGGACAAGGACGCTTTTGCCGAGGACAGCAAACCTTCAGCGCGCTTTACTTCATCCTTCGGGAAGAACGACGGCGTAAAGAAGTACTCCAGCATCGAGGATATTTACAAAATCAAAGACGCGACAGAGCGGCAGACCGCCATCGCACAGAACATGGATTTGTTCAGAAAGGATGAATAACTATGGCAGCTAAAGACGGACTTATAAAATCCGCAAATATCAGCGTAACCGCGCGAGAGATAGACTTCGTCACGCGGTTCACCCGTAACTGGGAGCATCTCACCGAAATCCTCGGCATCATGCGTCCCATCAAGAAACAGCCCGGTGCGGTACTCAAGAGCAAGTACGCAGAAGGCACGCTCAAGAGCGGCGCGGTAGGCGAAGGCGAGGAGATCCCTTACAGCAACTTCGTTGTCAAGGAAAAGAACTACGCCGAGATGACTATCGAGAAGTACGCAAAGGCAGTCTCGATAGAAGCAATCAAGGATCACGGATACGACAATGCGGTCGCGATGACCGACGACGAGTTCCTGTTCCAGCTTCAGAGCGAGGTAACATCCCGCTTCTATGCTTACCTCAACACCGGTGAGCTGACCGACACCGAGACCACCTTCCAGATGGCTCTCGCAATGGCAAAGGGACTTGTCGAAAACAAGTTCAAAACCATTCACCGCACCATGACCGGCACCGTCGGATTCGTCAACGTCCTTGACGTATACGAATACCTCGGCAACGCAACTATCACGATTCAGACCCAGTTCGGATTCCAGTACATCAAGGACTTCATGGGCTTCAACACCATCTTCCTTCTCGGCGAAAACGAGATCGAAAGAGGTCGCGTGATTGCAACGCCGGTCGAAAACATCGTACTTTACTACGTCGATCCCGGCGATTCCGATTTCGGTCGCGCCGGACTTGAGTATACTACTCAGGGACAGACGAACCTCATCGGCTTCCACACGCAGGGCAACTACAACACCGCTGTGTCCGAGGCTTTCGCAATCATGGGGCTTACCCTCTTTGCGGAGTACATCGACGCAATCGCGGTCGTTACGCTGTCCGACGGCAACGGTTCTCTCGGCACTCTGACTGTCGCATCTGCGGCAGGAAGCACGACCGGCACAACCAAGCTGACCGTCACTCCCGCTAAGGTCGGCGGCGTGTACAAGTACAAGACCGATTCCACAACCGCTCCGACCGTAACTTACCTCCAGAACGTCCGCAACTGGACGACATGGGACGGAAAGTCTGACATCGCGGCAACGTCGGGACACAAGATCACCGTTGTTGAGGCTGACAGCACCTATAAGGCACTCAAGTCCGGCAACGCAACCATCGCAGTAAAGTAAGGAGGAGGGCGTATGGCATACGCGGATTACAGCCGGTATACGTCGATATACGGTGAAGGAAGCATATCCGAGATAGATTTCAACCGATTCTCGTATGATGCATCGCGGTATATGGACTACTGCACAACCGGCGTGGACGGGGTGAAAAAACTTAAAATCGCGCACCCGACGGACGCTGACGATGCCGAGGCTGTGATCCGCTGTGCCTGTGCTCTTATACATGATATGTCCGAGATAGATGCCGCAGAAAAACGCGCGGCATCCGTCCGGGGGCTTGTACAGCGCGAGGACGGCACCGTCACCGGGGCTGTGGTTTCGTCGGTATCATCCGGCTCGGAATCGATCAGCTACTCGGTATCGTCCGGGCAGTCTGCGATAGATGCCGCTGTGGCAAGCGAGGATGAGCGCAGGAAGCTTTATTTTGCGACGGTAAGGAAATACCTTTCCGGAGTAAAAGACGCAAATGGCGTGAATCTGCTGTACGGAGGGGCATATCCTTATGTACTCTGATACCGTCACCGTTTTCAATCGGTATGAATCTTCCCTCGGCGATACATGGTATCCCACAATCATCGCCGGGGTTGATCTCAACATCGACAAGGCGGCGATACTTGCGAAATACGGCGCGGAAGCTCAGGATAAAGCCGTACTGCACATAAAGTACGAAAAGACTGACGGCGGCATATACGTCGCGGGAAAAAAGTGGCTCTCACCCAAAGAGTGGGACAGGCAGACAAACGACCTTCTGCCGAAGACCATCACCTTCACGAGCGAAGGCGAAGACAGCGACTTCTTCATGTGGGGAAAGTATGACACCGCCCCGGTTTCCGACGCGGATTTCGACAAGTACGATGGCTTTTACAACTATATGCTCAAAAAGCACGACTATGTCTTTACCGTCAGCTCTGCGGCTCTGTATACGGTGATACCGCACTTTGAGATACTTGGGAGGTAGCTATGGCGAAGTCCAAGAAAATCGAGGCGCTGAAGTACACCGGAAACTTCACGATGATCGACGGCGACCTCAGAATCAAGGTGGACTACAAACGCTTTTACGACCAGTTCAAGCGTGCGCAGTTTGAGCTTGACAACAACGTGATGAGCGGCATGAAGCCATTTATGCCGATGGACACAGGGACATTCATACAACTTACTGAACAGGAAAGCATGGCTCTTGCCGGTTCCGGCGAGGTTGTCGCGGCTCATGCTCCTTACGGGCGATTCCTGTACTACGGCAAGCTGATGATTGACCCGGTGACGGGAAGCCCGTGGGCGCGTAAAGGCGCGAAAAAGGTTGTGAAAGTGCCGGAGGTTGAACTGACGTTTTCTAATCCGAAAGCCGTGCCGATGTGGTTTGAAGAAGCCAAAAAGCATTATGCGGCTGACTGGATAAGAAAAGCAAAAAAAACAGCCGGCGGAGGTGACTGATGGCAGACCAAGAGTTAAAATACGATCTTGACGGTTACGAAGAAGTGACCGCCGCAATGCGCACACTGCTGAACAAATATCCGGGGCTTGCAATAGGGGATGAGATCGCATTTGCGACGCTCCCCGAAACGAGCGGGAAGGCGATGTATCCTATATCGAGCGCGGTTATAGCAACAGAGCGGGAAAGCATCACCGGACACGTAACGCAGACGTGTGTATACCCTCTGCACGTCATATACCGTGCGGCAAATCTGACCGAAGACCGCCGGGCGAGGATCAAGGAGTGGCTTGACAACCTCGGACGGTGGCTTGAGCGGCAGACGATCACGGTAGACGACACGGAGTATAAGCTCGACGGATACCCCGCCCTGACCGGAAACCGCGTGATTACGCAGGTACAGCGGCAGACAGCGGCATATCTCGACAGCGTCAACGAAAACAAAAGCGAAAACTGGGTGATATACATATCCGCTCAGTACAAAAATGAATTTGAAAGGTAGGATAATATGGCTATAACCGGAAAAATCGAAAGAAAGTACATGGCGCATTACATTGATACTTCTTTCGGAAGCACAGCAAGCTGGGAAAGGCTCGGCAAAGACCTTGAGGAATACAGCATCGAGCTGAACCCCGACACCGAGACCAGCAAAAACATCCTCGGCGAATCGACCTTCAAGCACAACGGGTACGAGGTTTCCGCAGACGCAGACCCGTATTACGCAGAGGTCGGCGACGCGCTTTTCCTCAAGCTTCAGGACATCATCGACAACCGCACGACCGGAGACGGATGCAAGACCAAAGCTCTTGAGGTGCATCTCTGGGACGAGGATTCCACCACAAGCGGTTCTTTCACAGCATGGCAGCAGGACTGCTATGTCGTGCCGACCTCTTACGGCGGGGACACTTCGGGATATCAGATCCCGTTCACCGTATACTATACCGGCGAGAGAGTAAAGGGGAAGTTCGCACTGGCGACCAAAGCCTTTACAGCCGATTCATCGCTTTAAGGAGATAACACATGGACGAGAGAAGACTTACACTTGAGGTCGATACCGGAAAAATCATGATCGACCTGAAAGACGAAACCGGAGCAAAGATAGGAGAATTCGGGCTGAATCCGTCAGACGTCGGCATCGTTGACCGCTTCCGGGCGGTGATAGACTTTTTCAACGGCTATGGAGATTCAGAGGACGCAGACCCGCTTGACCGGGCATCAGAGCTTAACCGGAAGATCGGGGAGCAGTTCGACTATCTTCTCGGCGAAAACGCGCATGAGGGGATTTTCGGGAAGGTAAGCGCTCTCTCTCTTAACTCCGACGGCGACTTCTTCTTTGAGGGTATAATCGAGGGGCTTGGCGGTATCATCGAGCAGATAACCAAAAAGCGCGTCGATAAGAAGCTCAAAAAGATAAAGAAATATACGGATAAATACGCAAAGTGAATGTCTGGGAACTGCCCACATCCCTTGAAATCGGGGGTGTGGGCTTTGCCATTAGAAGCGACTTTCGCGCGGTGCTCGACGTACTGAAAGCCTTCAACGACCCCGACCTTGAGGATGACGAAAAGGCTATTGTGTGCCTGAAGATACTGTATGAGGACTTCGACAAAATCCCGCAGGAAAAGTACGAAGAAGCCTTTCAGAAAGCGGTGGAGTTCATCGACGCAGGGAGCACATCAGACGACAGCCCCAAACCCCGGCTCATGGACTGGGAGCAGGACGCGCCTATACTCATCCCTGCCGTAAACAAGGTTCTCGGCACAGAATGCCGTGTAGCACCGTATCTGCACTGGTGGACTTTCCTCGGAGCATATATGGAGATAGGCGAGGGGCTTTTCTCCAGCGTGATAAGCATCCGGAACAAGAAGGCAAAGGGAGAAAAGCTTGAAAAGTATGAGCGGACGTTTTACCGGGAAAACAAAAAGCTCGTTGATTTTGAAAAAAGGTACTCGGAAGAGGAATTGCAGGAGCAGGAGCGGCTTAAGGCTCTGCTCGGATAGGAGGACATATGGCAAGGCACGCCGACGGAACAATAGTAATAAACACAGCCATCGAAACCGACGGCTTCAAAAAAGGCTCCAAGGACATGGAAGCCGCTTTCCGCAAGGCGGCGCACAACCTTGAGGGCGTAAGCGAAAAAATACAGATATCCATCGAGAAGTCCGTACAGGCTTTTGAGAAGCAGAATGCCGCATACAGGGAGCAGGAAGCGCGGGTTGAATCGCTCAAGGCGAAGATCGAGGAAGCGCAGAGCGAAAAGGTTGAATCTCAGGCTTTCACTGACATAAACAAGCAGATAGACGACTACCAAAAGAAGCTTGACGCGGCAATCGAAAGAGAAATCCGCTTCATGGAGACCGGAGGAAGCACCAGAAGCACGGCATATGAGCGCATGGAGTATGATATCGAGATGCTTCGGGAGAAAATAGCCGAGGCAAAAGCCGAAAAAGACCGGCTGTTGCAGTCCGGCGAAGCATACACCGGCGCGGACATCTCCGGTCTTACCTCTCAGCTGACCGAAGCACAGGACAAGCTCGGACAGATGGGCGGGAAACTGGAAGTAATTTATGCCTCACTGCGGCAGAAAATGGACGAATATTCCGAAAAAGCGGAGGAATCTGCGAAGAAAACGAATATTTTCAAGAGTGCGATGGACAGGCTGAACTCAAGCGCAAGAAGCTCCGGCTCCGGAATCGGCGGTGCGCTGAAAAAGTTTATCAAATACGGTCTTGGCATGGCGTCGGTCTATATGCTGTTTAATAAGCTCCGCAAGGTGATCTCCGAGGGCATCAAGAACTTTTCAAAATTCGATTCGGTCACAAACAAAAATATGTCTGCGCTTCAATCAAGCTTTTCAAAACTGAAAAATTCGATTGTGGCGGCGGTTGCTCCGCTTCTCAATACACTGCTCCCGATAGTTACCAAGGTTGTTGGGTATGTTACAAGTGCAATAGATAAAATCGGTCAATCATTGGCGCTTGTGTTTGGTCAGAAGACATACACAAAAGCCGCTGATACATGGGAAGACTATGCCAACGGCGTTGATGATGCATCAAATGCCGCAAAAAAAGCTCAGAAGAATTTTTCCGGGCTTGATGAAATAAGCGTGTGGGATTCCGGAAGTTCCGGAGGCGGTTCTCCGGCGGCGCTCTTTGAAACGGCAGATATATCAAAGGATGCGGCGTCAAGCCCTTTGACCGGAGTATTTGAAACAATCAAAGATGCGATTGAAAAAATCAAGCCCACACTGTCCGATCTTGGGGAAGCGATTACCAAGATATTCCCGATATTGGGCGACATGATAAATACGCTTCTGCCTCCTCTGGTTGACATAATAGCGGCTCTCATGCCCATTTTGACGCAAATAATCAACACGCTGTTGCCGCCTATTCGCGACATACTGAATGCGATAATGCCGATAATTGCTCAGGTGGTCAGCGTGTTATTGCCTCCGCTAACGACAATTCTAACCATGGTTGTCGGTCTGATAGGGCAGCTGTTGGCGGCGGTTATGCCCATTATAACACAGCTTGCTGACATCTTGATGCCTGTGCTCACGGAAATAATCGGTGCTGTAATGCCCGTATTGGTACAGCTGCTTGATGCGATTGTTCCGGTTATTATGCGAATAGCGGAAGCGATCCTCCCGGTTGTTTCATCTCTTCTGAGCTTAATATCGTCAGTGCTCTCTGCACTTCTCCCCATATTGCAGCCTTTCATTGATATGGTTGTGTCTTTAATTGATCCTCTCTTGACGATAATCGATGTAATCCTCACTCCAATTGAAATGGGGCTTAAATCTCTGGGTTGGATAATTGATAACATTGTGACCCCGGCAATTACATGGCTGGTTGACAAGTGTGTCAAGAGATTGACAACGCACTTCAACGTTTTAAAGACTGTAATAAATACGCTTTCGGGTGTTTTCAAAACGGCGTGGAGTGCGATAAAAAGCGTGTGGCAGGGTGCTCATACGTTCTTCATGGGATTGTTCTCTAAAATATGGGATTGCGTTAAAAACACACTGTCAAAAATCAAAAACGCATTTGTTAATGTTTTCAACGGTATCAAAAACGCAATCAAAACGCCTATTAACGGCATAATCGGGTTTATAAACAAGCTGATAGGAGGAGTGACGGAAGGCTTAAACTCGGTAATCAAAGCAATGAACAACCTCAGCTTTGACATCCCCGACTGGGTTCCGGGGCTTGGAGGCAAAACGTTTGGTTTTGATATAAAGCCTCTCCCGGTAAAGAAAATACCGCTCCTCGCATCCGGCGCGGTGATCCCTCCGAACGCGCCTTTTACGGCGGTTCTCGGCGATCAGAAGCACGGGACGAACGTCGAAGCGCCGCTTGAGACCATAAAACAGGCACTGCGGGAAGTGCTCGGTTCCGGCACCGGCGGCGGGAACACTTACAACATCACCGCTACGGCAAATGGGAAAACGCTTTTCCAGCTTCTGCTTGAGGAGGGGCGCAACGCGCAGATGCAGACCGGGAAGAATCCCTTCCTGCTTGCATAAGGAGGATATATGGCACAGGACAAAATCAAGATAAACGGAATTACCATAAGACAGCCCGACGAGGGGCTTGGGTACGACTTCGAGACTACCTATGACGAAAGCGCAAAGAGAGCGCAGAACGGCAAGCTCAAGGCTTCAAGGCTTTTCACGGTCGAAGCCCTGAGCTATGCCGCAAGCAACCTCACGCTTGACGAGATGAAAACCATCCTTCAGCAGGTGGCAAAGGGAAGCTCTTTCACGCTTCACTATTTCTCGCCTTACTATGGTGCATGGAGAGACGGAAAATTTTACGTCGGGCGTGGGAATCTTTCGATAGGTCGGCTTATCGAGGGAGGGGAAGTGTATGAAAGCCTGTCGATACAGATGACGGGGGTGAATCCTATATGATATCGGTATCTGACGCCTTCAAGGAGGCGATGAAAGACCGGTCGGATTACAGGTGTAGCGCGACAATCACACTCGCAAACGGCACGGTTCTGACGCTTGCGGAGAACGATTTCTCGATCATGGGAAACAAGGTATCGGAAGGGGCAGAATCCGATGGTCTGCCCCTCGGAGAAGCAATCAGCAGAAGCATATCGCTTGAACTGCTGAACTTCGACGGTGCGCTTAGCGCATACTCCTTCACCGGAGCAAAGATTGAGCTGCATCTTCTTTTCGCTCTTGACGGAGGCACGGAAGATGTGCTCATGGGAACCTTTACGGTACTGACACCCGAAACCCCCGGCACGATAATCTCCATCACCGCCAACGACGATATGTACCTCACGGACAAGGAGTACGACACCGCGCTGTCTTATCCGGCAACGCTTTCGGAAATCTTCGTCGATGTCTGCAATCGGTGCGGTCTTGCTCACGGAAGCGACAGCTTTGTAAACAGCGACTTTGAAGTGACGGCAAAGCCGGACGGATATACTTACCGAAAGGTTCTCGGCATGGTGGCGATGCTTGCCGGAGGAAATGCCCGGATAAACCGCACCGGGGAGCTTGAAATCATCACATACAGCTTTGCTTCTCCCGCCGTGCAGACGGTGGAGGACTGGATCAAGCTGACCGTCGCGACGGATGATATCACGATAACCGGCATTTCGGCGATAGCCTCTCAGGTGGTGGACGGAAAAATAGTCCGGAACCGCGTCATATCCGGAGCCGACGGATATGTTATAGAGCTTGAAAACCCGCTGATGGATGGCAAAGAAGCCGAGGCGGTGAGTGCGCTCAACGGCATCTTCGTTGGGAAAACTCTCCGGAGGTTCGACGGAGAGATAGGAGGATATCCTCTCGCGGAGTTTATGGACACGATCAGCGTGAAAGACCGGAACGGGACGGAATATTTCTCTGTCGTGACGGATATGTCCTTTACTTTTCTCGGCATGACAAGCATCAAAAACTCTGCCGCGTCCGAGATGCGCGTAAACAGTACCTTCGACGTATCAAAGGACGTCGGAAAGCTGATCGATAACGAGCGGACGGAGAGAATCACCCAGATCACAAAAACCGAGGAGGGACTGCGCTTCGATGTAGCCCAGCTGTCTCAGCAGGTCGCGATGACCATGACGGCAGACCAAGTCAGAATCGCGATCTCGGAAGCTGTCGGGGACATAAACTCGGTGACGACCGAAACCGGGTATACCTTCGACAAAGACGGTCTGCGGATAAAGAAAAGCGGAGAGGAAATAGAGAACCTTCTCGACAACACCGGTATGTACGTAAACCGTGACGACGAAAACATCCTGACGGCAAATAACGAGGGCGTGAGCGCGATAAACGTCAGCGTGAGAAAGTACCTGATTATCGGCAAAAACTCGCGTCTTGAGGACTATGACGGCACACGTACAGCGTGCTTCTGGATAGGAGGAACATGATGGAACTCACAAGCACATATCAATACCTCGGACGGTCGGCAAAGATCGCACCGCAGAGCGGCAACTACGGCTTTTATATCCTGCTTTACGGAAAATCAACGCCGAACACCGTGACAGGATATCACACGGTATCAACAAAAATGGTGCTTGCGTGTACTATAAACTCGGAGTTTTACCAGTACGGCACGACATACACCGGAACAATAAACGGCGCGTCGGCTTTTTCCGGCACGAACGAGCCTTCTGCCGCGTGGGAGCTGTCGGCATTTTCCGAGGGCGGGTACAGCTATAAAAAAGGCACTGTGATCGACGAGGGAACTGTGTACGTTGACTGCACTGACGGATATGCGAAAAACATCCCGCTCTATGGCAAGTGGACTTTCACGGTAACCGGCACGACATACACCCCGGCAAAGAACGCAAGCGGGACGGTATCGGTCACTGCGACACTCCCGGCAATCGCGAGAAAAAGCACCGTGACGGCAACGGATGCTTATATCGGTGCGGCAAGCACTATCGTTATAAACAAGAGCAACAATGCGTATACCAGCACCCTTTCATACCGGTATTATGGGCAGAGCACGTATACCGAGATCGTATCCAAAACCGCCGCGACACAGTACGGATGGACGGTGCCGGAGGCGGCATATCAGCTGATACCAAACAGCCGGGAAATCAAGATATACATCCGGTGCGAAACCTTCAACGGCTCGACCAGTATGGGGACGAGCGAGACATATCTCACCGCATCCGTGAGGGAAAGCACCAACGCTCCTGAAGCCTCTGCAACCGCGCAGGATGTAAACGCAAAGGCAACAGCCCTCACAGGAGCCGCCACAACGCTCATTAAGGGCGTTTCCAATCTTCGGGTACAGACAACCGCGACGGCAAAGAACGGCGCTTCCGTGGCTTCTGTGCGCGTCACGTGCGGCGGCATAAGCGCGATCGGAGCTGACGTCACCATCAACGCCGTCGAAAGCAGTGCCGTCACCGTCAGCGTGACCGACAGCAGAGGGCTTACAACCGCCATACAGCTTGCTGGGCTTAGTATGGTGAACTATATACCCCTCACACTCAATCCGACCGTACAGCGCGAATCTGCGGGTTCTGACGTGGTGTCGGTAAGTGCAACCGGAAACTTTTTCTCCGGCTCCTTCGGGGCGGTTGCAAACACTCTCACGGTAAAGGTGAGGGTAAAGCCCGACGGCGGTTCTTACGGCGATTATACGGAAATCACGGCATCGTCGGTCGGGAACACATACACCGCATCCGGTAACGTGTCAGGAGTGTCCTATACTGCCGTAAACGACGTGGAAGTGACCGCGTATGATAAGATATACACCGAAGGGAAAACCGCCGTATATCGCGTAAATAAGGGTGTTCCCGTCTTTGACTGGGGCGAAAACGATTTCCGCTTCAATGTCCCGGTCAGCATCGACGGGAACCTTACGGCAAAGAAGATCACCGGCACACAAGGGGAGTTTTCCGGCGCAATGGCGGTCAAATCTCTGACCGTCAACGGGAAGACCTTTTCCGACTATGTCATCTCCAGATATACAAGCGGTATATGGAAGGTGTGCAAGTGGAGTTCCGGCTTCTGCGAACTGTGGGGGACATACTCGACAACCGTAAATATTTCCACAGCGTGGAACGGGATGTACATCAAGGACGACGCGATACCGAATCAGACCTTCCCAGTGACCTTCACAAGCATCCCGACGGTCACAGCGACGCCGCATATATACGGCGGTCAGCGTTTCGGTCTGCTCACCGGCTCCGGAGATACTACGACATCCAAGCCATCAAAGACCGGAACCGGCGCGTGGGGCGTTTTCCGCATGAACAACCAGTCAAACATCACCATCGGCGCGGATTTTTACGTCGCAGGGTATATCTCTTAATCAATGCGTATTTGCAATATCAAAGAAAGTGTAGGATAATGAAGTCATGAGACAAGGAAAAATCCGCAATCAAGAACTCAAAGTCTGTTTCAAGGAGAATAAGTAATGCGAAAACATCGCAGAAAGGAACATAATGAAAGGTGACACTTAAAGAAATCCTGTGGGGGAGCGGCGGTGCTATAATCATCCTGCTTACCCTCATACAGATAACGCCTATCAGGGTCAACCCTTGGACGGCGATAATAAAAGCCATAGGGAGGGCGTTTAATACAGACGTGATTAAAGACCTTAAAGAAATAAAAACGTCGCTTCTTGAGACGCAGGAGCGGCTTGAGGGGCATATACTTGCCGACGACATGAGAGCGGCGGACGAGCATCGGAGGCAGATACTCCGCTTCAACGGGGAGGTGTTGCGCAAGCTCCGGCATACCAAAGAAGAATTTGACGACGTGCTTGTCGAGATAGACGAGTATGAGAGGTATTGCAAGGCTCATCCCGACTACAAGAACAACCGGGCGGTGCTTGCGATAGAGAACCTGCGCCGGGTATACAAGATACTTCTTGAAACAAACGATTTTTTAACCTGAAAGGAGACAAACATTATGGATTTCGGAATTACGGGAATTGCGGCGATAACGGTTATATGCTACCTTGCCGCGCAGCTTATCAAGGCGACACCGCTTGACAACAAGTGGCTTCCGGTGATATGCGGCATACTCGGAGGAGGGCTTGGTGTACTGGGAATGTACATAATGCCGGACTTCCCTGCCGGGGACATTATCACGGCGATTGCTGTGGGCATAGTATCCGGGCTTGCGGCGACGGGAGCGCATCAGATATACAAGCAGCTTTCCGGGAATAAGACCGGTGCCGACGACGGTGAGGAGGGCATATAATGACTATAACCGAATGCCTTCACACGCAGAGCCGGTGCTATACGGTATATCAGGAGTGTGAGCCGGTCGGGATTGTGGTACACTCGACCGGGGTTAACCAGACCTCGGTGGCGAGGTACTGTCAGCCGTCGGATGACGACCCTTCAAGGGCTGAAATAATCTCGAAGATCGGGAGGAACAAGTACGGCAATCACTGGAACCGACCGAGCGTAAACAAGGCGGTTCACTATATGATCGGACGGCTTGCTGACGGCACGGTCGGCATACTTCATCTGCTTCCGGAGGAGATATGCGCGTGGGGCGTGGGGAACGGAAAGAAAGGCTCTTACAACTATCCTCCGTATCCGCACATACAGTTTGAGATATGCGAGGACGGGCTGAAGGACGAGACGTACTTCAAGGCGTGCTACAACGCGGCTGTTTCGCTGTGTGCCGACATCTGCCGCAGATGGGGATGGGAAGCCTCGGTCATCGTATCTCACAGGGAAGCGTACAAAAAGGGCTATGCAAGCAATCACGCCGACTGCGACCATTGGCTGAAGCGCTTCGGGCTGACGATGGACGACTTCCGGCGCGACGTGGACGGGCTTCTTCATCCCTCAAAGGTGATATCCGTCGGCGACACCGTGGTCTTTACCGGAAAAAAGCATTACCGGAACGCGAACGCGCTTATCGGCTTCAGGTGCAAGCCGGGAAAAGCAAAGGTCATGAGGATATACCGGCTCGGCAAGTCGAAACATCCGTATCTGCTGAAAGGCTTCGGCGGGTGTACGGCTAACGGGTGGTGCAACGAAGAAGAAATAAAGTAAAATAAGTGCGCGGCAAGAGCGATTTTGCCGCCATTTATTTTTTTCAAAAATTTTTTTATTTTTTTCAAAAACCCCTTGACAAATGCACTCAATGGGTGTATAATAGACACGTAAGATAAAAAACACCCCGGACACCGGGAAGAAAGAGGTACAAAATGACACACGCAGAACTCGAAACCCGCATCGGCGAAACCAAGACCCTCCGCGAATGGATCGCAGAGCTTGACCTTCGCCCCACCACCCTCAATGCCGAAACTACGGACGAGACCTATGCATATGTGGTCTGCACCGAGGACAGGACATACCATGAGTATATAGTCGTATCCGACTATCGCGGAAGAAGCCTGGCAGAGAGCGAAGAAATGTATCTTGACGCGGAGTTTGAGCTTGACGGCATGGGAGGGTACAGCCTTGAAGAGACCGCAGCATCCTTCTCCGCACGTCATGAGAAAGCAAGAGCGCTCAGAAAAGCCATTATCCGCGCAAAGTTCGAGCTTGCAAGGCTTGCCGGGATGTCCGACGCAGCCGATTCAAGCATCGATGAAGTCTGCCGCCGGATGCCTGAAATCGCAGACCGTCTTTACATAGACGGCGAGGTTCTTTGAGGAGGCGCACGATGTTTAAGCACATAGACATATTTCTTCAGGAAAAGCTCATCGCCCGCCCCTGCTTCTATCGCGAAAGCATACAGGACGACCGCAAGCCTGCCATATACCTTAAGGGTACCGACGATCTCGGCACGGAAGTGCATATATCCCTCTCCGCATATATGCCAAAGACGGAAAATGAGTGGTCTGATATCTGGAATGAAGGATTCACTCCGTCAGAGGAAGCGGTCGCCGACTTGATTTTTGCTGACGACGACCAAGCCGAGGAGCTTGCCGAAACCATCCGCGAAGCAGGCGACTGGAGCGAGTGTCAGGACGAAGTGAAGCGCCTTTGTGAGCTTGCTGGTCTGCTCGACGAGTATAACGAGGCAGACGGAGATACCTTCGAGTGCGTTATCGACCGCGCCGCAGAGTTTTTCGGTGTCACCGTCATCGCGACGGTCGCCGAGGCTCTGAAGTCTCTCCGCAAAAGAACCGGTCTTTCGCAAACGGCTTTCGGCGACATCTGCGGCGGCATCCCCCTCCGCACGATCCAGAACTGGGAGAGCGGCGTCAGAGAATGCCCCGATTACGTCCTCTTCCTCATAAAATCCCACCTGAAGAGCGAAAACCTCATCTGAAGAAAACAACCCGCGCCGGGAACGGAATGCGGGTTGGTTTTTTTTGTGGCAGATTCGTGGCAGATTTGAGATGCAAATACGGTTCTTCAGCCCCAAATGCGGGGCTGTGGTTTCACCACAAAAACCGCCGCGAAGCCCCGTAATGCAAGGAAAAACCCGCAATCCCAAGCGGGACGCGGGTTTGCGGGTTTGGTGCGGGTAACAGGGGTCGAACCTGTTCAAAAAGTCTGTAAACCCCCGTATTGATTGACTTTTTTGTTGCTCATGGCAGATTTCGTGGCAGATTATTATAAATATCGCTTAAAAGTATCGCTATAATACGTTTCGAGCCGCTCAAAAAACTGGTCTTTTTTGTCCCTCATAATGTGACCATATACGCGATTAACCATCTCCTCCGTCTCGTGTCCGAGCATATCCGCGATGTACTTTACCGGAATTCCGAGCATGATCATGACCGATGCAGCATAATGACGCAGTTCGTGGAAGGTGTAGTGTGCTCCGGGGCAAACTCTTGCGAGGGCGCGTTGATATCGAGTGTAAATTTGATTGGCTTTGAGCGGCGTTACAAAGACAGCGTCCGATGTATAGAGACGGCTCATCTCGTCCCGCAGATAAGGAATCATCTTAATAATCCGATATCCTGCGTGAGATTTCGGAGCCTTTTCGACAAAATTGTTATGGATGTCCCGCACGAGCGCGGTATCGACTTTTATTGTTCCCGCTCCCAAATCAACATTTGCCCATTTAAGCCCAGCGATCTCACTTGAACGCATCCCGGCAAGAGCGGCAAGCAGCACAGGCAGCTCGATATCTGTGTCGTATACATCTTTAATCAGCCGCATAACATCTTCTTCGGTTGGTATGATTATGTCCGATTTTTCTTTCTGCGGCAATGTTGTAAGTAATGTAAAATCCGGGCGAAACATCTTGAGCGCGGAAGACAAAAGCCCGTGCATATTTCTGACTGTCTTCGGCGCATGGCTTTCCGCTTCTGCGTTAACTGCCGCTTGCACATCCTCACGGGTCAGATCGTTGACATTGATTTGGTGGAGCATCTTGAGCGAGTTTTTCCGCATCTGAGTATACTCTCGATAGGTGCGCGGCGAAAGGACGTTTTTTTTGGATTCCACGTATCGTTCCATTGCGCAACAAACCGTGATGTTCCCTGCGCGGTTGTCTTTTCTCTGCGCTTCAAACTGCGCCGCCTCAAGCTGCACGGCTTTTTTGTTTTTTCCGGTAAAGCTCCGGTAATGCGCCTTTCCGTCCTCGTCCTTATAGTCAAGGACTTTTATCCGGTACGACCCCGACGGCAGCCTTTCTGCCTTAACCATTTTGACCTCCTTCAAAAAGAACCCCGCACGCGCGGGGTGTTGTTCATATTATCGTTATAAGGATTTCTTTCTGCATCTCGACAGAAGCAAGTGCCTGCCTGAAAAACCCGATGTCGATGTGTGTGAAATCGTATATCAGTATGCCGATGATCGCGGCAACCAACGCAAACAAAAGAAAGCCGAGAAAGATTATCCAAAGGTTTTTACCTCTTAAAGAGCGGAGATAGATCTCGGATATCCGTTTCTCCGTTCCATAGTCTCGGACATACTTAATGACAGTCGCGGTTCCGGTTGTAGGCTCAATCTGCTTTTGCTCGATTCCCGCAAGCTCGTCGAGAGAGCCACCAAGAACTTTTACCACACTGGAGACGGTGTAAAACGCCGCTCCCTCGGCATGACCGGAGAACAGCCGCGCAACCGTGCCGGGAGCGATGCCGCTCAGCTCTGCAATCTGCTGATTGGTCAGGGCTTTTTCCTTTTTCAGCTCGTTCAGATACTCTGAAATCGTCATTTTTTTGACCTTCCTTCATTGTATAGTTTCCAGCATTTAAATATGAATCGCAATTCTCATATATGAATTGCACAATTCGATTAAATATGCCGGTATTCAGAACTGGTTATTGCTATTCACCTGTAAATGTGGTATGGTAAATATAACATAAAAAACCGGAGGTATACTATGATACGCAATCGCTATGAAAAACGGCGCATCGAAAGAGAGCGCCATTACACCGACCCGATAATCACCGAGGACGAACT